TCGAATCACTGCCCTTTATCGACGGACTTCTTGACCCTTACAAGGTGGTTTTGGTATGACGGTGATCAATTCGGGTCAATTGACCAAAAAAATCAAATTGCAACGCCCCAGTACCTTGCAAGACAGCTACGGGGGGCCTGCGCGAACCTGGCTGGACGTGGCCACAGTCTGGGCTGCAATCCAACCCGTGGATGGGCGAGAGCAGAAAAGAGCGCACCGCATCGCAAGTGAGGTGTCCCATCAGATCACCGTACGCTACCAAGCCAACCTCACGGATACCCGTGTGATTTCATCCTATCGGGCGCTGTACAAGGCACGCATTTTCAACATCCATGCTGTCCTCAATGAAGATGAGAGCAATGTCCTGCTCACCTTGTTGGCATCGGAAGGTCTCGAATGAATTTCAATTGAAAGAGTAACCGACATGCTGGAGACTCAAATCGATGGTTTGGCCGACTTGCAGAAATTGCTCGATCAGCTTCCCGTCAAAATTGAAAAAAAGATCCTGCGTGGAGCTCTGCGTGCTGGTCAGAAGGTTGTCCTGGAGCAAGCAAAGACCCACATTCACAACGTGAGCGGTGCACTAGCAGGCAGTTTGCGCATCAGCACAAAAGCAGGCAAAAACGGCAAGATCAGCGCCCGCGTGGTGGCTGGCAACAGGACCGCTTACTACGCTCACATGGTCGAGTTTGGCACTGCCAAGCACCTAATCAAACCGAAGAATCGAAGAAGTTTGTTTATCGCTGGGCTCATGCGCGAGCTTGTGCACCATCCCGGCTCTCAAAAAAAACCATTCATGCGCCCTGCCGCTGATGCCGCAGCTCAGGAGAACAGTCAGGCCTTGGAAGCCTTCAAGGATTACATGCGCTCTCGCCTGAACAAGGAGCTAGACAAGCTACCCGATGAAGCAGATGGGGTGACGAAATGAGAGCAGAAAAAGTTGTCTATGACTTGCTCACCGGCAGTGAGGCTGTCACAGCGCTGGTTGGTTTAAAGATTTACCCAGGCCTGATCCCGCAAAACACCACCATGCCCGCTGTCTCATATGAGTTGATCAGCAGCGTGGACATCCCACCCATTAACGCGCAGGCGAGTGGCGTGATCCTGCGCAGCCGCGTGCAGGTTTCTGCTCTTGCGCGCACCTATGCAGAGGTCAAAACAATTCAAGAAGCCATTCGCCGCGCACTTCTTTTCAAGAGCGGGCTGATTGCGGGCGTCCAAGTGAACGCCATTACCCGCGAACTCATCGGATCTGATGAAAGAGATGATGAATCCGGTTTGTACATGCAGGGGGTTGATTTCCTGCTGATACACGAAGAGAACTGAATACAGGACTCTGGTCTGTTGAAACCTTGCCCGCCTTGAGCGGGCGTTTTTTATGGAGAAAGCCATGCCTCAAGCATCAGGTATTTTCAAACAAGTAGCCATCAAGCGAGAGCTTGTCTATGGCACCGCGCCGGCCGCTTCGGGCGCTCAACTTCTGCGCCGGGCTCAGTCCACGATTGACCTGACCAAAGAGACCTACCAGTCCGGAGAGATCCGCCCCGACATGCAGGTGGCAGATTTTCGTCACGGCGTGCGCCGTATCCAAGGCTCACTGCAAGGTGAACTGTCGCCCAAGACTTACAGCGACATCTTTGCTGCTGTTCTCAAGCGCGAATTTACTGCTGGCGCAAGCACCACCGGCTTGGCTATCACCATCGCAGCCGGTTTAGGTAGTAGCTACACCGTCACACGCGGCTCGGGCTCCTACCTGACCGACGGCTTCAAGGTCGGAGATGTGGTGCGCCTCACTGCAGGCACCTTCAACGCGGCCAACCTGAACAAGAACCTGCTGATCATGGGCCTCACCGCAACCATGGCCACCGTGATGACCCTGAACGGTTCCACGCTCACGGCTGAAGGCCCGATCGCATCGGCCACCATCGGCGTGCAAGGCAAGAAGACCTACATCCCGATCAGCGGCCACACGGATGTCAGCTTCGCCATGGAGCACTGGTTCAACGACATCAGCCAGTCCGAGGTATACACAGGTATCAAGTTCGACAAAGTGTCCCTTGATCTGCCGCCCACCGGCATGGCCAAGGTCTCTTTTGACACGATGGGGCAGAACGTCACCACATCGAACTCCCGCTACTTCACCAGTCCCACGGCCGTGACCACCAATGGCATTGTGGCCGCAGTCAATGGCGTGCTGCTGGTCAACGGTGCGGTGCAGACCGTGGTGACAGGTCTGTCGATCAACATCGATCCATCCTTCTCGGGCGATCCGGTGGTGGGGGCCAACACAGTGCCCAACTTGTTCGCAGGCCCTGTGACCGTCACCGGCCAGTTCACGGCCTACTTCACCGATGCCACGCTGCGCGACCTGTTCGTGAACGAGACCGAGACCAGCCTGGTGGTGTCGCTCACCACCGATAACACCGCCAACGCCGATGTGCTGACGCTGACCATTCCCCGCATCAAGTTGGGCGGCCAGCAAAAGAATGACGGCGCTACAGGAATCGTACAGACCTTTCCCTTCCAGGCCTTGCTCAACACCGCTGGCGGCTCCGGCACCAGCAGCGAACAGACCACCTTGGTGATGCAAGACACCGCAGCTTGATCCCACCCGAGCCCCAACACCTCCCACCAAAGGATATTCCAATGAGCAATCTCCGCAGCATCAAGAGCGTCATGAGCGCCCAAGTCGAGATCAAGGACGAAAACGGCGCCCCCACCGGTGTCTTCTTTGAGATCGCAGGCCCCACGCACCCCAAACGCAAGGCCATCTTGCTGGCCAACCAGCGTCGCCTGCAGCACCAGCTGCAAAAGACCGGCAAGGTCACGCTGGACGACCCGGCCGAGCAGGAGCTGCAGGCCCGAGACAATCTGGTGGCCTTCACCCTGGGCTGGACAGGCTTTACAGATGACACGGGCAAGGATGTGCCCTTCAGTGCCGACGCTGCGCGCGATTTGTACGAGGCTGACGAGTATTCCTGGCTGGTCGATCAGCTCAACACAGCGCTGAACGAAAAAGAACGTTTTATGCGGCGCTTCGCGAGCAACTGATCGCGCACGCGCAAGCGCAATTTGACCTGTCCAGGCGCCTGCCGGACGGGCTGACCCAGCGTGATCACCTGCAAGCCTATGCCCAGTCCTGTGGCGAAACGCCGCCTGACCTGATCCTGCCGCCAATCCCATCAGGTCTTGAGCTTATCTGGGACATTTTTTTGCAGCTGCACCACATGCGCGGTTCGGGCATGGGCCCCAATGCCATCGGTGCGTCCGACCTGTTGGCCTACCAGCGGATCAACGGCATTGAGCTCAATCCCTGGGAGTTGGACTGCATTTATGCGCTCGATCAGGTGGCTCTGCAGGCTGCAATTCAGAAATAAAGCGGCACATACATGAGCACGATTGCAACTCTCACGATTGAAATGGCAGCGAACATCGCTCGCCTTCAGACTGACATGGACCAGGCCAAGCGCGTGGTCAATGACAGCATGAAGTCGATCGAACAGGCCGTCGGCATGGCGAAAACAGCCTTCGTGGCCTTTGCTGGCATTTCTTCTGTGGATGCCTTTGTCGGCATGGTGCGCGGCTCGATCGAGGCAGCGGCCAAGCTGCACGATCTGGCGGCGCAGACGGGCGCCACGGTGGAAGCCCTGAGCGCCATGGGCGCTGTTGGCAAGACCTCCGACACCAGTCTGGAGACGATCAGCGCGGCCATGAACAAGTTGGCCAAGAACATGGCTGGCGCGACGGAGGACACCAAGGGCGCAGGCAAGGCCCTTGAGGCCATTGGCATTGACTTCGCCACCTTTAAGGCCTTGAGCCCGGACGAGCAAATGCAAGCCGTGGCCAAGGCCATGGACAACTTTGCCGACGGCTCCGGCAAGTCGGCGGTGGCGATGGCGCTGTACGGCAAGGAGGGGGCAAAGCTGATACCGTTCTTGAAAGACCTGGCCGAGGTGGGCGAGCTGCACGCCAAGGTGACAGCCGATCAGGCGGCCATGGCCGATAACTTCAGTGACAACCTTGTGAAGCTCCAGGCCAGTGGCGAGGGCTGGAAAAAAGAGCTGACTATGGGCATGCTGCCCGCACTGAACGAGGCGGGCCAAGCCGTGCTGGATGTGATGAACGGCACCGGTGGCCTGCGTGAAGCGGTTCGCGAGCTGTCCAGGGACGGCACGATCGCCGAATGGACGCGCACAGGCATCACCGCACTGACGTACCTGATCGACGTGATCGAGGCCCTGTGGCGCGTGATACAGCGTTTGTACCTGGAGACCAAAGCCGACTTCGAACAGATGGGCGCCTTGTTCACCGGCGTGGGCAAGGCATTCAGTCTGGCAGCAAACGGCGACTTAATGGGCGCCATGGGGGCCATGGCGGCGGGCATGGACAAGGCCAAAGAAGTGGCCGTCAAAGCCCACGACGACATCGAGACGGCCTGGCAAAAGCAGCTGCTAGGCGAGAGCATTCGCACACGGATGGCGGAGATTCAAGGTCTGGGCACGGCTTCGGAAGTGGCCAAGCCAAAGTTGGACTTCACCAACGTGATGAACAACAACAAGGAGGCCGCTGACAAGCAGGCCAAAGCCTATACCGACCTGGTGGCCAGCATCAATGAAAAGATCGCCGCAGCCAAGCTGGAAACAGAGGTGGGTGGAAAGCTCACCGAGGCGCAGAAGCTGCAGCTTGAAATCGACAAGCAGGTCGAAAAAGGCACCATTTCCCTTAAGGATGCCACCAGCGACAACACCAGGGCGCTGCTTGCGCAGTTGACCGCTG